CTGCGGCTACTGGCGTGGCGGCGCTGACCAAAGCGTCCATTGACCAATATGCCGAGTATGAGCAATTAGTGGGTGGCGTCGATACCCTCTTTAAGACTGCATCGGACAAGGTGCAGGAGTACGCCGCAAACGCATACAAGACCGCTGGCATGAGTGCCAACGAATATATGGACACCGTCACAAGCTTCTCTGCTTCCCTGCTCCAGAGCCTTGGCGGAGATACAGAGAAAGCAGCTCAGAAGGCGGATCAGGCCATCACCGACATGGCAGACAACGCCAATAAGATGGGCACCGGCATGGAGATGATACAGAACGCCTATCAGGGTTTTGCGAAGCAGAACTACACCATGCTGGACAACCTAAAACTCGGGTATGGCGGCACCAAAGAGGAAATGGAGCGTCTGCTTGCGGACGCGGAGAAGCTGTCTGGGCAGAAGTTTGATATTTCGTCCTACTCCGACATCGTAGACGCCATCCATGTGGTGCAGACGGAAATGGGCATCACCGGGACAACGGCAAAAGAGGCTGCGTCTACTATTCAGGGTAGCGCTGGGTCGGCAAAAGCCGCATGGGCAAACCTGATAACCGGCATTGCAGACGACAACGCAGACCTTGATACGCTGATTGGCAATTTTGTCAGCAGCGTGGAGACGGCGGCTGGAAATATTATTCCGCGCGTTAGTGCCATCTTGGGCGGCATTTCACAGCTTGTTACATCTGCATCTACCACTATTATTCCGATGGTCATAACAACCATCACAGACAACCTGCCTTCGCTTTTGCAGGCGGCGGCTGCGCTTGTCGGCGCATTGGGACAGGGTATCATTGATAGCCTACCTGCAATTACGCAAGCAGCAATTGACATTCTTTTCTTCTTTTCGAATGGCCTGATAGAAAACCTGCCCACGCTTATTGACGGCATTGTGCAAGTGACCATGACGATTGTGCAGATGCTGACAAGCCCGGACTTTTTGACGCAACTCATTGAAACGGCAATCTTGCTGATCATGACGCTTGCGCAGGGCCTGATTGACGCGATTCCGCAGCTTATCGCGGCAGTACCTCTGATTATTGGCAACTTGCTCGCCGCAATCATTGTGGAGCTGCCCAACATCATCCAGATGGGCATTGATCTTCTGTTTGCGCTGATTGACGGAATTATCAAGTGCATTCCGGAGCTGGTCGCGGCAGTCCCTACGCTGATTATTGCGTTCGTCAACGGCATCGTGAACAACCTTGACAAGATCATCCTTGCAGGGCCGCAGATTATTGTATCGCTGATTACCGGCATTATCGGGGCAATCCCGGAATTGATTGCAGCCGTCCCGCGCATTATCGCTGCCATTGCCGACACAATCAGAAACTATGACTGGGGCGGCATCGGTAAAAACATCGTTCGGGGCTTAAAAAACGGCATCGCCGGAATGTGGGGCAATATAAAAAGCTGGTTCAGTGATAAGGTAAATGGGCTGGTTAGCGGTGTGAAAAAAATCCTTGGTATTGCATCCCCGTCCAAGGTCTTTGCGGGCATCGGCGGCTTTATGGCCGAAGGCCTGGGCGAGGGCTTTGACGATCAATTCAAGTCCGTAAAAAAGGACATTGAGGGCAATATGAGCTTTGACGCTGGCACCATTACAGCAGATGCAAACATCATCAGAAACTATACAAGTGGCTCTTACGGAGGGGGCGGCGATTCCGGCAGAATTGTAATGCTGCTGGAACAGTATTTACCTATGTTGGCAAATATGAAAGTCATCATGGACAGTGGTCAGGTTGTCGGTTTGCTTGCCCCAGGCATGGATGAAGAACTGGCCAAAATCAATGCGAGGAGGGCAAGGGCTGTATGATAGGAAAAGTATTTTTTGACGGAAAAGACACTTACGCAGAATACGGCCTGTTGCTTGCAAGCAAGTCCATTTCTCTGCCGGAAGTCCGCACGAATATGATTGATGTTCCGGGCCGGGATGGCCTGCTGGACGCTTCCGAAGTGTTGACCGGCGAAGTGACCTACAAAAACCGCACCATTGCACTGATACTCACCGGCGTGGACACGGTGAGCGGCAAGAAATGGCCTGCCACGCTTTCTGACTTCTGCAACAAAGTCCACGGCAAGCGCGTGAAAGTGACCTTCCCCGAGGACACCGCCCATTATTACAGTGGGCGGTGCTCCGTTGGGCAGGTGGAGCTTGTCAAAATAAAGCAGACAATTCCCGTTACTGTTGATTGCGATCCGTGGAAATACAAGAAAGAGAAAACAACTGTGACACGGGCTGATTTGGGAACGGCATATAAACAGCTTACGCTACCGAATGAAAGCCGCCCGGTTATTCCCACAATCACGGTGGCGCAAGATACCGTATTACTTTGGGACAACAACACCATCAATGCCAGCGCTGGAGATCACATTTTCCCCGCCATTCGGCTTGCGGCTGGCAGCAACAACCTGAAGGCGAAGGTGTCCAGCGGCACCGGCAGCATCACAGTGACATACCAAGAGGCGAGCCTGTAATGTACCAACTCAAATATCAAAACTATATCCTGTATGACCCGCGCCTTGCGGATGAAAAACTAATCGTCCGTGACCCCTCTGTGAAGCTGGCGGTCAGCAAGGCCGGGGAAATGTCCTTCACAGTGGACGCAGACCATCCGTATTTAAGCAATCTTCGGCGCATGAGCGGCCTTGTGGAGCTGCTGGACGGCACTTTTCCTATATATAGGGGGAGAATAACCAGCGATATAAAAGACTTCTACGGAGCACATAAAATCGCAACAGAGGGCATTATGGCGGCGCTGAATGACAGCATCATCCCACCGTTCAACTTTCCGGAAGATTTCGAGAATGACACTGCTTATAAGGCCGCAGCCGCAAGCGGGAATGTGGTTGACTTCTTCTTCCGCTGGATTTTAGGGCAGCACAACAGCCAAGTGTCCGCAGAGCAGCAGATCAGGCCCGGAGTGTGTACCGTAACAGACCCGAACAATTACATCACACGCAGCTCCAAGGAGTACGCCACGGCAATGTCCACGATATCCGACAAGCTGATTAAATCGGCTTTGGGCGGGTATCTTCTGATCCGATATGAGGATGACGAGAACTATCTGGATTATTACGCTGCGTTGCCGCTCACAAATACGCAGTCTGTGGAATTTGCTGAGAATCTCCTTGACCTTTCCAGCGAGACGGACGGAACAAACATTTACACCGCTATTCTGCCAGAGGGCAAGGACGGCTTGACCATCGAAGCGCTGCCAGATGGTGATTTGACAGATGACCTTGTTAAATCCGGGCTTACTATTTATAGCAAGTCTGGTGTGGCCACATACGGGCGCATTATCCGGCACGTCAAATGGGATGATGTGACCATTGCCGCTAACCTGCAGACCAAGGCTAAAGCGGCACTTGCTGACAATGGCCTGTCCATGCCGGAGACCATCACCTGCACGGCGGTGGATTTGGGCTGGCAAGATGGCATCCAGCATTTCCGGGTGGGCCGGATGACGGCCCTTTTTAGCACTCCGCACGGCTACAGCGCGTCCTATCCGCTGATGGAGTTGGCCCCGGATATTCTTGACCCCGGCAACACACAAATCACGCTGGGCGCTACCCAGCAAACCTACACGGGGGCGCAGATAGATGCCAAGCGTGAAACGGATAAACGCATCGAAAGCACACGGCAGGAGATTTCTGAGCGGGTGGACGAATCTTCAAGCCAAGTGATTCAGGCCACACACCAGCAGATTACCGCTCTGCAGCAGAATGTCAACTCCATCATCCTGTCCGCTCTGGAAAACTATGTAGAAACCGGGGATTTTGACAGCTACAAAGAGGAGGTCAGCACAAAGCTGTCTGTGCTGACTGACCAGCTGAGCATTGACATCACTAAGGTAACCGAGCGCATTGACAAGGTGGACGGCGATCTGCAAAGCAAGTACAGCGAGATCACAAAGGCTTTCCGGTTTACGTCTGACGGCCTAATCATTGGCGAAACGGGCAATGAAATCCTGCTGCGGCTGGATAATGATGTGTTGCAGTTTGTCCGCAACAACACACCGGAGTTGCAGATCACCGCAGAGGGCGTGGAAGCAATGCGTATCAAGGTATCTATCCTCTGCATCGGAAACGTGGTTTGGACGGAGGACGAAAACGGCGATGTAATTGCCAGTTGACAGGAGTTGAGAACATGGCGTCCATTTACAGCAGCACAAACAAAGGCTGGCGCTTGCGTCTGGATTGGTCAATCACAGGCCAGTCTATCGCAGACAACAAAAGTACATTAAGTCTTGATTTGTGGGTATATGACGGAACCGGATATTCCCAAAACGAGAGCAGCGGCGAAGCGTATTATATACTTCAGGGCGAAAAACGCTGGAACCCGTATAATTACAGTTCCACCGGATGGTACAAACTGGGCAGCAAGACTATTACAGTCAGCCATAATGCAGACGGCACGAAAAGTATTGCGCTGACAGCAGAATGGGACTGTGGCTTTGACAGCGCCTACACACCACGCCATTTGTCCTTGTCGGAAACGGTGACGCTGACTACCATTCCAAGAGCGTCCACGGCCACCACAAGCGGCTCCACGATGGGGAAGCCCTTGACCATCACCATCAAGCGGGCCAGCAGCAGCTTTAAGCACAAACTCTATTACACCTGCGGCAGCGTCAAGGATCAACTGATTGCTGAAAATGTAGGCACATCGTACAGTTGGAATGCGCCGCCTGTGTCTCTGGCACAGCAAGCACCAAACGCAGAGACTGTGGCGCTCACGCTCACAGTCAAGACGTACAACGGCAGCACCTATGTTGGGGCGTGGTCAACGGCTGTTAAGCTTGCCGTGCCGTCAACCGTGGTTCCGGCCCTGTCTGTTGCAATCAGCGATCCAACAGGAGTGTACGACACCTATGGCGGATATGTTCAGTTGCGTAGCAAGGTCAATGTAGATATCACCGCATCCGGGGCGCAAGGCAGCACTATCAAGTCATACAGTATCAAGGTGGGCGGCATCTACGCTGCTACATCAGCCAGTGGGACAACGGACTATTTGCCCGATTCCGGCGAACTGATTGTTGCTTGCGCCGTTACGGATAGCCGTGGGCGCACGACTACAAAGACGCAAAGCATCAGTGTCCTTGCTTATAGAAAACCGGCAATTACTGCTATTTCTGCCGCCCGTTGCAATGCCGATGGAACAGCAAACCGGGCTGGCACTTATGGCAAGGTGACTTTCTCCGGGGCCATTACTCCACTTTCTGCTAAAAACACCGCAGCATATGCGGTGCAGTATAGGGAAGTCGGCGCTGAAGATTGGACTACGGCAGGCCGACCGGCGGCGGGAAACTATGATCCTGCTGATATTTCTGCCGTGTTTGCTGCAGACAAGAGCAAACGCTACGAGGTGCGTGTGGTGGCGACGGATGCATGGGAGGGTGTAGGTTCCTCTCTGAGAGATCTGCCGGCAGCGTATGCCCTTTACCATCTGGCAAAGCATCTGCTGTCTGTGGGGCTGGGCCGTCTCTGCGACAAGGCAAACGCAATTCAAGTGGGGCTGGATGCTTATTTTGATAGGGATGTACAGATAGACGGCACACTGGCGGTAGGAGGAACGACGCTGTTGGATTATGCGCATCCGGTGGGGAGCGTATATATCTCTACTGCGGCCACCGACCCGGCCGATCTTTTTGGCGGCGGGACATGGGAGCGTATAAAGGATGTATTCTTGCTGGCTGCGGGTGATACATACGCAGCTGGTGCCACCGGCGGCGAGGCCAGCCACACCCTGACGACAGCGGAGATGCCCAGCCACGGGCACAACCCGGCCAATGAGCCAGGATACTACGGATTTATCACCAACAGCAAGAAAGCGTTCACCGTAGGCGACATGGGGTCGCAAAGCGGAAGCGGAAGATATTACCCCTATGCAGCGGCGGCATTTGACATCAGCCGCAACACCCTGACGGGCACCACCGGCGG